TCTTGGCTGGAAGGGCCTTTAATTGCCACTCAGGCTCGTTTATAGCCCCTAAGTCGAACTGATAGACCCCTTGTGGGGTGGAGTTGATATAAAGCGTCCGAGCGCCCGTTCTAGCCCTTATATCGGCCAAGTAATCCCACTTCTTCTTTTCAATCAAAAGAGTCGGGTAATGAGTGCGGCGGCACTTCATCTCGATATAGGCGTCGTGGGTGATGCCGTCAGCTCGGTCGGTTGCCGATAGTGGCGTTAAGTCCGGATAAACGGCTTTAAGCGCCTCGAATAGCTCAACCTCGCGAAGGTAAATTAGACGTCCTCTTCGCCATCTTCCCACCCGATTTTTCTGATGGGATCTTGTGGGTCGATAACCCAGTCAGGCCAAGCGCTTCGATCCATAGCAAAGGCAAGAGCTAAGCCTTCGTCCATTCCGTTACGGCGACAAGTCTCGTAAATCTCTTTGCAGGCAATCGCCCAGAAGTCCAACTTGGTAGGCAACTCTTTGACGGTGCGACGAGATTTAGCCGTTTTCTTAACGGGTTTCTTAACGTGCTTTCTTGTTGCCATTAGCCCCCACCTTCTTCGATAGGGCTAATTCTAACTGAGATTCCATTTTATCAAGGCGCGACACAATGGGGATATTTTCTAATTTGATAATGTAACGAAGCCCAGCGATAAGTAAGGCGATTGATCCGAGAACCGAAGCTACGAATCCAGCGATGGTATTGGCATCCATTACCGGACTTTCCCGTAACGCTCGTAATTAGGATTAAGCCAGTTAATAATGCTAGGCAAGACTGATACTAGCGCCGCATTTGCAATCGCATCGACATCCCAACCCACCGCGAGATAGGTTGCTAGGGCTGTTGCTAAGAACGTCTTGGCCCAACTTTCCGCCATCTTCTTTAAGTCGCTCATTTCTGTCTCCTTCGAGGTCGAACCATTTGCCGTCATTGTCTCCCAAAGTTGTAAAGCTAATATGAAAGTGCGAGCGGTGAGGGTTAGCACCTTTGTATTTGCGGCGCTTCCATCCCAATATCGGACTCATAATCTTGCCGTCGTAAATGATGTATTTAATGCGCTTATCGCCGCGCTTGGCACATTTCCGAATCTTCTCCACTAGCGCATAAGTTTCCTCAGGGTGCGCATTGAGATTTGCGTCTATGTCTAAAGCTCTAACGATTCCATTTCTCGGGATATGATCCGAAGAAGGGTTTGTTGCGTAATGGCGAGCATCCGCCACAACACCATCGCTACGCCTATCGCGATCAGGATAATCATCATCTATTTGCTCTCTTAACTGAATACCAGCTGCGCATAATTTACTCATCGGATGATTCATCTGCAATTATCCATCGACAAGTTTCTTCATCCAATCCAACCGCGTTTTTAGGTTTTGGAGCAATAAACGCATCTCGCTCAAAATCATAAACGTAACCAATTCCGGCGTAATTTTTTCTAAAATTTGAATTATATGAAGTTTGTTTCCAGTTAAATTCTTCGCCTAATAATTGCTTTAGAAATGCAATGCCGCTTTGTTCTTCATTTTGAACATCAAGCGTATCATTGGCAACAACTAGCACTTCTAGAACAATATTATTTTCATCTAATTTTGCGAAATGTGCCATTAGAAAGTTATACTCCCACTCCCAGTAAATTTATAATATGTGTTGCCGCCAGTTTCAATTCGTGTCGGTGATCCTGTTGTTGAAGTGGCAGTTTTTGATCCCGGAATTTTAATTAGACACAATCCGCTTCCGCCTTCACCGCCCGGCGTTCCACCGCCACCACCACCGCCAGTCGCAAATGTTCCATTTCCACCACTAACACTTATGCCACCATTACCGCCGCCGCCATACCCGCCTAGACCCCTTGGCCTTTCAGTTAAAGAGCCACCACCACCGCCACCACCTGCGAAATAGTATGTCCCGCTGACATTTTGACCGCTAGTCGTGTCTGCGCCCCAAGATGAATATGCAGAACTACCGACGCCGCCGGCAGCTCCAGAATCATTACCTTGACCAGAAATAGTGTTGGCATTTCCGTCAGCACCTACCGCGGCAGCTCCGCCACCTGCGCCGGGTTGATTTTGACTGCCTTGATAATTTTTGCCGCCGGCATAACCTTCGACAGGTGTGTATCCACCGGCATTACCAGCGCCACCATTTCGACTTGTGCTGCTATCTATTGCAGCGCCGCCACCAGAACCACCACTTGAAGCTCTTGAATCTTGAAATCCGCCAGCCCTGCCACCACCGGTGCAGTTAATGGTTGTAATGTCGCTGCCAGAAAAACTTGAATTGCTTCCGTTTGAATTGTCATCAATACCTTGATCGCCAGCTCCACCAGCGCCAATCGTAACTGTATAAGTCGTTCCCGGTTTTAGAGTGCGAGATAAAACTCTAAATCCGCCAGCACCAGCTCCACCTCGATAACCGCCGCCGCCGCCAGCAATTAACATTACTTCAGCAGAAAGTGTACGCGTATAATTTTGTGATGCAATAATCCCGATAAGACTCATTAAGCTACATCTCCTACAACGTACCAAGTGTCCGTGGCAACTTTTATACAAGAAGCAGCTGAATATTGCGCTCTGAGTTTAGGCGCTGTTGCTGTTGCGCCAGTTGATGAAATGGTTGTTGTTCCCGAAGTTACCGCTTGGATGGTTGTTTGACCTGCGCCAATTTGAATGACATTAATTACAGTTCCAATAGGAAATGCGACGGAAGCGTTAGTTGGTATTTGGAAGGTATTTGCAGAAGCCACCGACATTGTGACTAGTTTGTACGCATCTCCAAGAACTACTGTATAAGTTGCAGTTTGAGCATTTAATTGAACTGGGACGCCCAAAGCCCATTCTGGAGCGGTTGCGCCAGAATTAACTCTTAATAATTGTCCATTTGAGCCAATTCCAATACGGCTTTTGGCTGTTGTGCTTGTGTAATAATCTAAATCACCTGCGGTTGTTCCGGGATTAAGTGATTTTACCGAAGAATCTACAGACGAGCCGAGGGTTCGGATGGCAGAAGCGCCATCTTTTACCAGCGCAGTATCGTCTGGAGTGCTCCAGCCGTAGTTAGTAGTAGTTGCCATTTTTCTCCTTTAAGCGACTATTGTAGCGTTGAGCCAGTCCAATGTGGGGTTAATGGTATTCCAAGTCTCGGTAGCTGGAACGCTATTCCAGCGCATTGCCTGAAGCGAATAAGCCAAAGGCGAAACGTTTAAGGTCAAACTTAGGGAATTTAAATTTGCTGTCCAAGTCCATCCCTCGACAAAACCTTGAAAAGAACCATCAACCATATTGGCTGGCAAATTTGTGATATTTATTGGCATCCCCATAAAAACTGATAAAAGGGAATTACGATCAGAATTGTCAATTTCGGGATTGGCCAAGGGAAAAGTGATTTGCCGCATTTCAAATTGAGGGTTGGCTCGAATCAACAAATAAAAGGCGGCTTGAGCTTCTGCGTCGGCTTGATGCCTTAGAGTGGTTGTTATTTGACTTGCTAATTCTCCATAAAGAATAATGGAAGCAGAATCAAAATCAGTTATTTCTGAATCACTATCCGCCCCATATTGTATGGTTACTGAATTTCTAACATCCCCTGCCCGTTTAGAAATTTGTAAAGCTGGCCCAATAGCGTGATTGCCATCTAAATCAACATAACCATTTAAATTTAAATATTCGGTTCTATGTGTGGAATCAGCATAACCAATGCGACCTTGCGAATCTTCATAAATGTAACCTAGTCCAGAATTAGCAGCAGCGCAAACCAAGTTATAAATTGTGTCACTTATGTCGGTCTGGCTATGTAATTCATAATCTCCGGGTACATCCACTTCACCATAACCAGCATTTTCAGCATTGATCCAAGTTGTTGTTGGATCATAAGTTGCCCAAGTGGTTGTGCCGGGGACATCGTTCCAAGTTTTGTATAACACATCATCCAATAAATTAGCAATTCTTGTGCCATCAAATTCGTGAGGTAAATTACCTGTAAAAATAGTTCTATTTAGACGAGCTAAAGCTCCTACGGCGATAATTTGTATTCTTTGGCTAATGGCAGAAGAACCTGAATT